ACGCAGCTCGAGGCCTCGCGCGACTACATCTTCCAGGCGGCGGGCATTCCGCAGGATCTGTTCAGCAGCCAGTGAGGAGAAGGCGGGCGAGGCACGCAATGTCTCGGCTCGCCGACACGCCGGGATATCCCGCGCAAGCGGGGCATCCGGTCGGCCAGGAATGCTCGCGGATATAGGATCGCGCGCTGGAGCTGCGAGTCGAATAGCGCACTGACGTCGGATTTTTACCCGAGCCTGCGAATTCGCGGACCGGCAGACGCGGAGTTGCGTGCGCCGATGCACGTAGTGGCCATGGCGACGCAGCCCGACGCAAAAACTTTCGTCGGTGTGAGGCAGCTCACTCTCGTTTTCATCGGTCTGGGCTACACCAAAATCACAAGTGAACATCCTGACGTGCGACCCCGGACCCCGAAACCCGATGGAGCCACTCCGATGACCAAGCTCGTGCTCGCTGCCGTCGCCGCCCTCTCGCTGCTCGCCAGCCCCGTCTTCGCTGCCCCGCGCGACTGGTCGGCGCCGACCCAGTACCAGTACAACGGATACAGCGGCTACGACAGCGACTTTCAGCTGCAGGGCCGCTGAGGCTTCTGCCTCGGCCCTCGTGAGGCGGCCGGTGATGCCGGCCGCTTCATTACTTTTATTTTATGGAACGTCGGAATAGTGACTCTCGCAATAGCAGATCCAGTGGGCTACCGCGGCCTCATTCTACCCGACGGGCATTTGCTTCCCGGTGTCTTCGCGTCCACTGCCCCGCTTACTCGAGGCAGCGCGAGGGGAGGGGGCGAATAGCGGGGAAAACTATTCGTCGCGCTTGCCTTCGCGACCCGATTCTGCGATGGCTTTAATTCTAGTCTCCACTTTGTGCGCCCGCCGGCTCCCCTCGCGGGCGCTTTTGTTTTTCAAATCATGCTCGCCGCCGCGTGATTGCGGCGGCAACCGGGCATTCGCTTCGCGGTGTCATCGTCTGTGCCAGCGGACGATCCGATATTTCGTGAAGCATCTCGGGACGCTCCGCCACATCACCGATGACAGAGTGCCCGGCACGTGCCGAGCATGACGACGGGGAGGGGGCGAATAGCGGGGAAAACTTTTTTCCGCGCTTGCCTTCGCGGCCGAACTCTGCGATGGCATTAATTCTAGTCTCGACTTTGTGCGCCCGCCGGCTCCCCTCGCGGGCGCTTTTGTTTTTCGAGGAGCCGCCGATGGGAATGGAGGGTGTGCGCACCGCCTTCCTGCACGCCGCGGCGGGCCGGCTGCGGCTCGATCATGCCGGGCTCACCTATCGGGACGATGCGCAGGTTCTCGCGCTGACCGGCTGGCACGCCGACGGGACGCCGTTTGCGCTCGTCACCGCGCCGTTTTGCGGCGACGTGCAGCTGCGCGCCCGCCAGGCGGCGTGCGACATCGTCGCCGCCCATGCCGGCGCCGGTGAAGCGGCCGCGCCGCAAGCCGCCGAGGCGGCAACATCGATCGAAGCCACAAACGGAGAGGTCACCATGTCGCAAAAGGGAAGCGGCCTCGCCCGCCTGATGGGCGGCCTGAAGAATCTCGACGCGGGCGCCGACGCGCTCGCGGGCCGTCTGGAGACGGCGCTCGCCGCCATGGCGGCCGAGATGGCGACGACCTCGCAGATCGTCGTTAACGTCGAGCAGTCGGTCGCCGATCTGCAGGCGGTGAATCGGCTCTACAGCAACGGCGGCCCGCCGCTCCCTTCCTCCGCCGCCTCGTCCGCGTCGTCGGGGACGTGACGGCTTTGTTCTGATCGCGCGATCCTCTCCGTCGTCATGCCCCGCCCAAGGGGGCATCAAGTCCACGATGGCCTCCGCAGAGTTGCGACAGGAGCGCCGCGGAGCACTGGATCGTCCGCTGGCGCGGACGATGACGCCGGATGGGGGACGTTTCAGCACCCAAGTCAGGTGAGTCGACATCATGACCGACCACTCATCCCGCCGCGATGCGCTCGGGGAAAAATTCGTCGCCGACTTCCTGGAGGACTGGCAGCAGCACGGCGCGACGGCGATCGCGGCCCTGCGCGTCGAAAAACCGTCCGATTATGTGCGGATCGCGGCGTCGATCCTGCCGAAGGAGCGCAATGCAAGGCCGGAGCCGCTCGATGAGCTCACCGACGCCGAACTTCTCGAGCGGATCGGGCGGGTCGCCGCTCGCGCCGGATTTGAAATCCGAGCTGCTGCCCCTGCTGAACGAGGCGGAGCGGCGCGGCAAACGCGAGCTCTACGCGCGTGACCTTGCGACCTACGCTGCCGAGCGGCTGATGATCCGCACCAAGGGCGGCGAGATCCGCCCGCTGGTGTTCAACCGGGCGCAGCGTCACATCCATGCGGCGCTCGAGCGCCAGCAGGCGGCGACCGGCAAGGTGCGGGCGCTGATCCTCAAGGGACGCCAGCAAGGCTGCAGCACCTATGTGGCGGGGCGTTTCTTCCACCGCGCCACGCGGGCGCGCGGCGTGCGTGTCTTCATTCTCACCCACGAGGACGCGGCGACGCAGAACCTGTTCGAGATCGTCGCGCGATTCCATGCGAACTGCCCGGACGGGGAGCGGGAATCGACCGGCGCCGCCAACGCCAGGGAGCTGATCTTCGACCGCCTTGATTCCGGCTACAAGGTCGGCACCGCCGGCACCAAGGCGGTGGGGCGCTCCTCGACCATCCAGCTCTTCCATGGCTCGGAGGTCGCGTTCTGGCCGCACGCCGATACGCATGCGGCGGGCGTCCTCCAGGCGGTCCCGGACAGCGCCGGCAGCGAGGTGATCCTGGAATCGACCGCCAACGGGCTCGGCAATTTCTTTCACCAGACCTGGCGCGACGCCGAATGCGGCGCGAACGGCTTCGTGCCGATCTTCGTGCCCTGGTTCTGGCAGGACGAGTATCGCAGGGCACTGCCGCGGGACTTCGTTCCGACCGAGGAGGAGCGCGAGTACGCCGGGCTGCATGGCCTCGACACCGAGCAGATCGCGTGGCGGCGGACCAAGATCGCCGAGCTCAAGGATCCGACGCTCTTTCGCCAGGAATACCCGGCGAGCGCCGCGGAGGCGTTCCAGCAGTCGGGCCATGACAGCTTCATCGCGCCGAGCCTGGTGGCGCGAGCCCGCAAGGCGAGCTGCGAGGCAAGCGGGCCGCTGGTGATCGGCTTCGATCCGGCCTGGATGGGCGATGATCGTCACGCGATGGCATGGCGGCGCGGGCGGCGCATCGAGAAGATCGAGAGCCGAGCCAAGCTCGACACCATGCAGGCGGCGGGGTGGGTCAAGCAGGTGATCGACACCGACCGGCCGAAGCGGCTGTTCGTCGACGTCGGTGGCGTCGGTGCCGGCGTCTACGACCGGCTCATCGAGATGGGCTACGGCGCGATCGTGCGCGCGGTCAATTTCGGCGCCGCGCCGTTCGAGCCGCCGCCGCGCGACGCCCATGGCGTGCCAAGCGGCGGCCCGCTCAACCGGCGCGCCGAGATGTGGATGAAGTCGAAGGAATGGCTCGAGGATCCGGCCGGCGCGCGCGTGCCCGACCGCGACTCGCTGCAGGCCGACGCCTGCGGGCCGACCTATTCCTACGACAGCAACTCGCGGCTCAAGCTCGAGAGCAAGGAGCACATGCGGGCGCGCGGGGCGAAATCGCCGGACGAATGGGACGCGGTGGCGCTCACCTTTGCGGAGCCGGTCGCGCCGGACGCGGGGTTCGGGCGCAGGATCGAGTATCCGCGGAGCGGGGTAGCGTAACGGGGAGGGCGTGGCGCGGCCCCGCGTCGGGCTGGCCGCATGGAACGATTCCTTGCCGACACAAGCCATATGGCCAGCCTCGACGCCGATCGCGGACAAGCTCTTTGGCCTGCATGGACACGAACGGTACCAATTCTTTCCGGAGCGGTTGCTTCGCAGCATCTATGAAGGATTGCAGCAAGACCCCTGGGACCCGCAAACCGGCACGTTCACGCCGCAGGCCATCGGAACGGCGATGGATTTTGCCATGCTGGGAAGCGGCGGCGCGCCGTTTCGGCCAGCTCCTACGGAATCATTCGGCATGGCTGCGGCGAGATCGGCGAAGCTTCCGATGGATACGGCCTCACGCATGGCGCGCTGACGCATGGGTTTTCGGCGGGACATGTCGGCGGTTTTTGGCACCGCGCCAGAAGGTGAGAAGATCGCATCGGCCGCGATCAATGCGAACGGCAAGATCTATACCGGCCCCTCTCATGGGCAGGCGATCGTTCGAGCCGAAGAGGGGGAGGGTATGCCGCTCGGCGATATGACACTCGGGCCGATCCCCGACGGGTTTGTTACCGACGCCGGACGCTATGTGAGCCGACGCGAAGCGGCTGATATCGCGGCGCGCGCCAGTCAGGGGCAGACGCGCGGGCGCTGGGGCGCCACGCGAGGTCTCGCCTCGGAGGATGTCACTCCGGCTTCGGGTCCGAGCCATCCGACTCGGGTTCAGACTGCTGCCACGGCTCCGGGTATCCCGGGAGGATCTGGGGTTTGGGGCGTGTTGGGTCCACGGGGCGCGGAGGGAACTGCTCCTCTACAGCCC